CACTTATGACCGATTTTCTTCAGGTATTTGATCCAGTTCTTTTGATCGGCGGATGTCTTGCCGCCCGTCTCCCGTTTCATCTCAATCCACAACAGCAGTTCTGGGACGAATAGATCTGGCACTCCCCGGCAAACGCCTTCGACTTTCAGTTTCATGGCGGTGGCTTTGTGCCGGTGGCCCCCATTTGGAATTGCGAAGATTCGGATCTCTGGAAACTTCTGCCGAAACCATTGTACAAATTCGCGCTGCTCTTCATGCTCAGTTTTCATTTTTTTGGCCTGTCATCCAATAAGCACCCGTGTTCTTGGGCATCCAGTAAAATTCCACAACACGCTATGACATTTCCAAGGTGTGATTTCATTGTGTCAGGATCGTTGTCTTCGACTTCCTTCCACTCCTGTATATGCCGCATCATGGCGTTGACATATGTCATCGAAGAGACGCTCTTCTCTCGCCAATTCCACGGCCCATACTTATCGGCTCCAAGCTGGTGCGCTGCTGCTGCCGCTTCCAGCGCGGCCTTCGGTATGAGGCCCATGCTGGGTTTCTGATCGCCGTATTGTGTTTTTGGATTTGTGTCTTTCACTCCCATGTTCTCCCTATAACTCTGTGGTATTTCCCGTTCATTCTATATTGAATGTGGGACGGCGGCACGGCTGAATTCATTTCATCCGTTGCTATCTCATAGTCCAAAAATCTCATAGCCTCTATGTCCGCTCCAGACTTCATAGCCAATTCAGCGAATGTCCGAAGCGCCTTCTTCCCGGCGTATCCATCGTGTTCGATGGTCAGATATTCATGCACAGGCTTGTCCGATAATGCACCGTAATATGTGACGCGAAACATATCCTTGCCGCTGTTATAGCTGGTGTGTTTTCTCCACGTCCAACTGGTGACGTTCATCTCTATGTTTCCATAGCCCATGATATCGTCATCGTGCAGTTTTGGCTTCACAGGCGGCGCGGATTCGGGGAATGCCATGCCACAGGCTGGGCAGACTTTCACTGACAGGTGGACGATCTCGTCGCAGTTCTCACAGATCTTCATTGGCGCTTCGCCTGTCCCGGCCTTGCGGCCCGGATCGATTGCGGTGATCGGGCCATGCGTCCTGACAACTCCAGCGAAATCAAGAACCATGCAATGATCGGTGTGGCTCTTCGGCCTCATGCCTCTCCCTGCCATCTGCACATACAGGGATGGCGACATAGTTGGGCGTAGCATAACGATCAGATCCAAATCCGGGTGATCGAAGCCGGTGGTCAGGACGTTGGCGTTTGTCAGCGCCTTAATCCGTCCCGCCTTGAAATCGTCAATGATCTGTTCTCGCTCCTTCTTCGGGGTCTTTCCGGTGATTGTTTCACATGAAACATTATTCTCCCTTAGTTCGTCCCTGATGTTATAGGCGTGGTTCACGCCGACACAGAAGAACAGCCAAGACTTCCTTTCCGCCGCCAATCTGATCGTCTCGTTGACGGCGCTCATGTTCTGGTAGATTGTATCGACAGACTTCTGAAGCTCGCTCTCAATGAATTCGCCGCCGCGCTTATGTACGCCGTCAGTGTCTAATCTCAGATTGGTTGTCTTGGAACTAAGCGGCGCGAGATGGCGCTTGGCTATCAGTTCTTCTATGGTGACGGGATCGATCAGGTCAGAGAATAAGGCTGGCTCATCTGTGATTAGGCCATGCCCAAGGCGATATGGCGTGGCGGTCAGCCCAACTACACGAATATGCGGATTAATTGTAGTGAGCTTTTCTATCAGATTCCGATACCCGCCTTCGGCCTTGTGGCTGACAAGGTGGCACTCATCGATGATCACAAGATCGACATGACCGATTTCCTCTGCGCGGTTCCTGACAGACTGAATCCCGGCGAATGTGATTGGCTCATCCAGCCGTCTTGATCTCAGCCCGGAAGAGTAGATGCCCATTGGCGCGTTGGGCCAATGCTCACGCATCTTCTCAGCATTTTGCTCAATCAATTCCTTCACATGGGTCAGCATCAGAACACGGGTTTCAGGCCAGTTGGTCAGGGCATCCTTACAAAGCGCCGCGACAATATGGCTCTTCCCAGATCCGGTGGGTAGGACAATGCACGGGTGTCCATCGTTCCCTGCCCTGAACCAGCCGTAAAGCTGGTCGATGGTTCGCTGCTGGTAATCCCTAAGCATCGAATGTATCCTCTACGCTTTCCACTATCTTCGCCCCCGGAAACGCCCTGCGCACTTCTTCAACTAACTCACGGCCTACGGCGTCGGGGTTGGCAATAATTTCGGAAGACGCATATGTGTATGCGTCTCCCTCTCCATTACGGATAGGTTCGCCGTTGATAATATAAACGGCCTCATGTGGGTCAGTGCTTTCGCCCATCTCCCACGGGACAAGGTCAGGATGCAGAACATGGCTATCGCAGCCGTCAACTTGGAACTTGGTAGGAATGTCGCCAGACTCATGCCGCGCACATGACCAAGAACCGTCTTCTTCGGCGGTGACGTGAGCGCACGTCCGACAATTAACTTCCTTCGTCAATTTGGTTTCATGGCAGAAGCTATAGCTGTCGCAGAATTTGCACTCAAACCAACTGGGATCGGCGGATATGCCGTCAGGCATCCGCTCCGACAGTACGATGCGCTTGGATCTTTCCAGCAACTCTTTCGCAAACTTCTTGTCGTATCGGACGCGCTCTATGTACAAATTATCGTCGTCTTTGCAGACGGCGACATATAGCGCACGGTCAATCTTGGTTCCGTGCATGTACAACTGAAGCTGGGCATAATGAACAGGCTTTGATTTTTCAACGCCGTTTTTCTGCATGTCGGTGAATGACTTCAGGTTATGCGTCTTGAATTCGGCAACGTGCGGCTTTGTCGGCGCTTCTGGTACGCCATCAGTTATGATGCCATCCAGACTGCCTGAGATATGGCATCCGAAGGTAACACGTTTCTGCATCTTCCCGGTGTGCGTGATGCGGATACCCGCCGCCTTCAAATCGGCAACTACCCAGTTTTCCTCGTTATGCCCACGGCGGAACATACGTAAGATCCTGCCGGGGAACTCAGGCTTCACGGCCCAGCGGAATGAAAGCCAAAGCTCACGGTCACATTTTTTCCCTGCCATAGCCGCACCGAAGTGTGGTCTGGGCCTTTCGGCACGGTCTTCGTGCGACTTGTCGATCCGGGTGATTAGGTCGTTGTCTCGTTTAGGTATTGCGGTCATTGCTCTCTCCCAAAAAATTGTGTCCTGGTATTGGTTGCGATAAATAGATACCAGGCGCTATTCTCCATGCCGGTCATATTGCCAAACCATTTAACCCGTCCGACACTGACTACCTTCACGCACTTTTTCATATGCACTCCCATGCGCTTGTTGTGCATCATGTCAGCCGGTAATAGCAGCCAGGTCGGCGCGATATCCGACAAGTGATAGATTAGCGGATTTAAAATTGACCAGGTGTAGGGTGGATTGGTGATGAACATATCGCCTACACATTCCTGCAAATCCAATGCATCAACCCAAACACAAGGTCTGGATTCTTCTATATCTGATGCCCGCCGACACACAGCCCCGGCAAAATCTAAATGCTTTACAAGATCGCCAAGCCCTGCACATGGCTCGTCATATTCGACAAGCGGCGGCAAGTGTGCGAGTAGCGGAACAACAGCCTCATATGGTGTTGGATAAAAATCTTTTTCTACCCTTTTAAATTCTGATCGTTTTCCCATATTACTCTTGATCCTTCTCTTTGTTTTTCTGTTTTGAGCTTTTTGACCATGATGAAAAAAGCCGGGAAGCTTCTTAACTCCCCGGCTACTCCCCCTCTTATTTCTGCCAAGGCGCTTTCTTCGCGCCGTCATCGGATGCTTCGGAAGCTGGTGCAGACTTCGGCATCGGTGGCGAAGATCCGTCGATAGCCTTATAGGCTTTGACTTCGTTGCTATCCCCCCACTCTTCGGAGCGGCGGATCGATACCTTAATGGTGCAACTGCCGCCAATAAGCTGATCCGTATCTTCGACAGTCGCAATGCCGATTGATCGCATCAGGCTATCCAATTGCTGACGCCCGATTTCTTCGGCCTTCGGGGTTGGGTTCTTGATGTTGAGGTTTGTCCAAACAACACGGCCTTCGTGGCTTGGACCCGTCACATCAAAACGAACCTTAATGTAATTACCTGTGCCAGCCTTCGTGTCTTTCAGTTCGGCATCGGTCACGGTGACGTTGTACCATCCAGCCGGGATCGGCTGAAAATCGTTTTCGCTCTGGGGCGTGTCGCCCACGTTGAAAGTTTCTCCAAGAAAAGACATATCTTTATTCCTTTGTGATTGTGAATGAGGGACGGCCCGGAGTCGTGGTGATGCCGCCCAAGAGTGGTTTCGTGATTGAATCGTCTGAATGTTTCCATGCAGACATTATGATCGAAGGCTTCCAGCTAAACAGGGTTGAGAGTAGATCTTCCAGCCCATGTTCGGCGGCAATCTCTTGCAGTTTGTCGCCATCGACTTTGCGGTTCATACGTCCGACAATCTTGACCTTGTGGCCGGGAGCCTCAAGGTTCAGCGTTCCTTCAAGATCGTCTTGAACACGATAGATTTTGATAAGCTCATCCTCTATCTCGCGCCGTGCTTCCACGGCTTCTTTTTCGGCCTTCTTTGCATCCAGCCAAATGTCGAACTTTTTGGTTAGGTCATCCATTGTCAATATCGCTCCATTCAAGGCCAAGCTGAAGCATTATGAAATCCACAGCTTTATGGTAGTCACGGCCTGCGTCGATAACAGCCGGGATCTCAATAGCGGCAATGTCTTCGATGGTAATACCCAATACCAAGCATATTGCGGAAACTGATGCCTTGCCGACTCGATTGGTTGGGGATTTTTTTGAAGACATCTTAGAAATGGTGTTCTGTCCAAATCCAGATTCTTCTGCCAGATGGATTTTTGTTAACCCGCTCGCCTTCAGATGCGCTCGCATCTTAGACGTGTCAACAATCACGCTGTTGTGGAATGCTCCAGCCATCTTACTTACTCCCAATCTTGTTAATGATTTCGCCAAGGTCTGGCGCTTCCCATGCTTCAAGCTTCGCGCCCATCCGGTGCTTGGCTTGCCATAGGCCATCGCTTTCCATCATCAACGCACGTTGGTTGACGCCGTCTTCATCCTTTTCGACGCGCATTGCTGCGACGATGTCGAAAGCATATGGCAGGGACTGTCCCGCCTTCTGTCCCGGCATCGACGGCCCGTAGAGAACACGGCCCATTTCGTCAGTGGTCTTGGATAGCTGGGCGGTCATGTAAACATTTTTGCCCTTCAGATCACGGAACAACCGAATAACCTCAGACATGGTGGTTTGCATTTCGCCGTAGGCTGCACGGGGATCTTTGTTGATTTTCTTCTCGTTTGCCAGACAGACTTCAGCAATTTCCGTGATGCTATCCAGCGCCACAGATTTGAATTGCTTTGCATCCTTGTCTTCGGTCAGCCAAGCGTAGGCTTCCTTCAGTTCATCCATGCTGCCGATTTCCATGAATGGAATATTTTCGTCAGCAAGTGTAAGCAAACCGCCTTCAGCCGATAAGATAATCGGATCGGGCAGGGTCTTGATCAGCATTGTCTTTCCAGATCCAGCGGCTCCATAAGCCAAGATCTTGATACCATCTGCCGATATGGTATTGGTTGATTGTAGATTAACTGCCATTTGGCATCTCCTAGCTAGACCAGTTCGCGGAATTGCGGGTCGGCCTTTACCCCTTTAAACTAATGCCCATTTCACGGGCCTCTTTGCGTAGGGACTTCGGAAGCTTCACGCCGCGTTGCAATAGGTCGCGGACAGTGCGCTCTGTGATTTTTCGGCTCTTCTCCGCCCAGTAGGCGAGGTTCTCCGGGGTGTTCATTGTGCGCGGATCTCCATACGCACGGGCCTTTTCTTCGGCAGACAAAGGCGGCGGCATCATGCCCAGCGCCTTGTATACCTTGGCGGTGTCGAGAATTTCCCGGTCAGATCTCATATCTATGCTCCCAAC